CACCACTACCACCAGCAGACATTGCAGCAGTCTGCGTTACAGATTTACCACCACCACCACCTAATGCAGTGATCGTGTCAAAGACACTGTTTGAACCATTCGTGCCTGCCACTGTTCCAGATGTAGAACCAGCACCACCAGCACCAACTGTTACCGTGTATGTTCCTATGCCACGATAAATCTTTGCTTCAGCAGGTGCGTTCTGACCTGATGTTTCACCGACCACACTGCAACGGTATCCACCTGCACCAGCACCACCACCAGAACCCTGTGCTGTTCCTGCTCTACCACCACCACCACCACCACCAATAACAAGATATTCAAGTGCTATGCCATTAGGCACATATGCAGTACCGAACCATTGAGCAACTCGTTGAGATGCAAGAAACTTTGCGCCAAGAGTTGTCATGCGATTACCAAAGAACCCGTGCTAGTGAATGTGCGAACTGTGTAGATACCTGATGTTGTTGCTGTGCCACCAGTGACAGTAAATGCTGTTTCATACTGCGTTGGGTATCTGATGATTACGACACCTGAACCGCCAGCGGCAGGTGTACCACGCAGGTTCAGGTCACTGTTAGTTCCTGCACCACCGCCACCGCCACCCGTATTTGCTGTTCCTGCTACACCTGTTCGTGCCGATGCGCTTCCACCTGCGCCACCGCCACCGTTACCACCTGCACCACCAGTAGCGCTATCGCCGCCTGCACCACCACCGCCACCACCAGCACGAAACACTGCACTGCCAGTAATAGATGATGAGACACCTACACCACCAGCAGCGCCATTAGTTGATGTGGCGTTACTACCAACAGCACCAGCACCACCACCACCTGATGCGCCACGATTGCCTGATGTGCTTGTGCCTGACGCATATCCTTGATTCGCTGTACCTGCTATCGCATTTGCTCCCCATGATGCACCGCCACCACTGCCACCAACAGCACCCTGATTAGATGGTTCAGTACCAGCAAACTCACCACCACCACCACCACCAACAGCAACAATCCCAAACGCAGAACTGTCCTGACCATTCAGCCCATGACTAATAGTTGTAGGTGAACCACCAGCAATACCACCACCAGCACCAACAATAATCTGATAGTTGCCTGCAACAAGATTTACTATCGCTTCAGCACTAGCACCACCACCCGATGACTCACCAACAACTGACGACCTATACCCACCAGCACCGCCACCGCCACCGCCTGATGATGTACTGTCGCATCCACCTGCACCACCACCTGCAACAATCACATATTCAACTGGTATTGATGTTGGCTTGTTCTGCCAACTTGTTGTGTAGATATCTACTTTGTTCCGTGAACCAAATCTGATTGTCATGTCATCACCTATGCAGTGATGCTATTCACATAACCCGTCAACAGAATTACATCAGCAGTTGCAGCAAACGCTTTGACAACTTTGGCGTTCTGCAAGATAAGACCTGGAATGACAAGCACAAGACCAGACTCACCTGCAACAGTCAATTCAATGTTGCCTGCGGCGGCTGTTGCAGTACCCCACTCAACAGTCAGTTTGACTGCTGTTGCGCTGATGTTGTTTGCGTAAATCCAAATCTCGTCAAACACGCCTGCAGTTGTGCCTGCCACTGCTGTATGCACAGTGTTTGCCGCACCTGAGTTAGTTCCTGAGATAGCCACTGCAAGTCCATCGGTTGAACCTGAAAGTTTGTTTTTGGTGAATGTTGCCACGCTTACTCCTAACTAAATACTTGCACTTGTAGAATGTCTGCACCGCCACCAATAGCGACCCATGCTGAACCGTTATAGACCTCAACACTGTTGGTGTCCATTAGGTAACTCATCATGCCTTCAGCCAGCGTTGGCTCACCCGCACCGCCGAACGCTGCTGTACGGGCTGCTGCATCAGCGAACCTCATGACGGCTTGATCCATCAAATATGTATTGACCTGTGCGGCAGTGAGCACACTGCCACTGGTGAACAATTTCGCGCCTGCGCCTGCCATGATCAGAGTTTACACTACACCAATGCGTTCGTACTGTCAAGCACACCAAACGTCACGTCATCAAGCAGGAACTGATAGAGGATGGTCGCTGCACGTAGCCCGAATGTAACTGTGTGCGATGCCGCAGTCAGGCTGTGCTGGATACGTTCAATCGCGTAGTATTGTGTTGTTGATGCAGGTGTTCCAGTGCTGTAGGTGCGAGTGATCGCGATGATGTTGCCGATCTCCAGCCCGACGACAGTGGCGCGATCGGGTGCACTCAATGACGACACGCTGATTGTCATGTCGTCAAACCTATACACGGGCTGTTTGTATGTGTCTAACAGACTGGTCGCCAATGCCAGCGCCTCAGCGTCGCTAGACAGCAACAGGTTGTCAATCGCATACGTGGAAACACCAAACTCAGTCTGACTTGTGGCGTCGCTGGCTGTTTGCACAGTGCCACCCACGACTGTCGCCTGCACACGGTTGTATAGTTGTTCTTGCCCGTATAACACTGACAGTGTTTGGTATGGAATATTTGAACCTGTGTCGCTGAACGTCGCGGCTACCGACGCGAACGCTGCACTCAAACGATCAGTGAAAGTCAGATTGCCGTTAGCGCCGATGAAACACAGACCCTGTTCGCTTTCTGCGATTTTTTGCAGATAGGCGAGTGCGTTAGTGTTGGCATCAATCTGATACGTGCCTAGTGCCGCTGTTCCTGTTGCGATAGATCGTGTCGTCGCGCTGTAGTTGATTTCAGGTAGGTCTAGCAGGTAAGACACACGTGCGCCACTCAACTCTGCAGTGGGTGTCAGTGCGCTTGCTACGTTAGCGTTAGCCAACAACACAAAATCATCAGCGACAGACAGCGTAACTGTGCTGTTCGTGAAGTCGTAGTCAATGTCAATGTCTGTGATGCGACCGACGAAAAGTGGCACGCCACCTGATGTGATTGTCACTTTGCGTCGTGGTGTTACACCGCTACGACCAAGTGCGGCGTTCCAATATGGCGATGATTGGTTGATCGGGTCAAAACGTCGGTCGTTGTTGTTCAACACGATCGTGCACGTACCAGCGTTGAAGTTGCTCAGTGGGTCGGTACGTCCTCGCGTGATAGACAACTGCTGAATATAAGGCGAGATGTCGTCACCGAGCAACGTGCCATCAAGATAACCCTCACCGTCAAGCACACCTAGTATTGCATCGTCTAGGGTGAAGTAGTTGACTTCAAACCCTAACTGGCACAGTACCTCTATGACCTCGCCTGATTTGAGTGTTACAGACATTACAGTGCGTTAGCGTATTGAGCCGTGATTGGTACGAAACCGTTACGTCGTTCGTATCGGCGCAACGCATCTACGATCGTGTCACCAATCGCGCTTTCATCTGCGCCCATACCAGCGTTCACGGTGATGTTGATTGTCTTACTGCCCATAGAATCAAAACGGTCTAACGGGATAACAGCCTCTGCGCCGCTCTCGCCGATAAGTGCCTGTGTTGCACGCGTTACGATACCGCCCTCTGCCAGCGCCAACCCTGCTGCTTTGTACTCTTTATACAACGCAGGGAACGCCTTGCGTGAATCTAGCACTGGTGTTGTGCTTTTCAGCGCTTTAGCGTTCGGGTGCATCGCTTTCACTGCTTCCATGAACGAACCATACGGCTTGCCGCTTGTTGCGCCTGTGCCGCCAGTGACCGCCATAGCAGCATCGCCCTTTGTAGCGATAACGCCGCCAACCTCTTTGCGTACCTCGTTCAGTTTCTCTGTCGCTTCGCGCAGTTTGTCTGTTGCGTCTTTCTCACGTTCTAACGCTTCGGTCACACGATCAGACGCTTCAACTTGATCTAGTTTCGCTTGATTCAACTCATCTAACACTTCGGTGTACTTAGCACTGCCCTCTTTCACACCGTTGATGGTCTCATCAAGGTTGATCTCGGCTTCGTTCAGCGCATCAGTTGCTTCAGTCTGTGAATCCACCGCGTCGGTTACTGCCATTTTCGCCTCAGCCAGCGCGATCTCAGCCTCTCTAATCTTTTGCGGCGTAGATTCAGGGTCGGCACGCACTTCGGCTAGCGCAAGTTCAGCATCACGTACCGCGAACGTCGCCTGCTCAACGCCATAACCTGAACGTTCAACGTCACGCTGTGCTTTAGCCAGTGCTTTCTGTGCTGTTCTGCCCTCAGCGCTGTCCGCGCCGTAGCCAGCGATCGCTTTGTTGAACTTGATCTGTGCAAGTTCCATCTTGCGAGTCGCAGCGGCATAGTCCTCGTTCGCTTTTTTGGTTTGTTTGAGCGCGTCACGCACAGC